AACCGGCCCCGCGCCCGATCTCGTCCTGCTCCGGGCGGTGGAAAGCTCCGTCTTCTCGGCTCCTCCATCCGTCGTGGAGGCATACGACCGCGACGAACTGGTCAATTCCGTTTTCCTCATCCTCAAATCGCGGGGCGTACGGAGGCCCACGCGCCTCCAGGTCCGCTCCGCCGCGATCGATCATCACCGCATGGTCACGCATTATCCCCGGATCTGGAGACACCGGCATCATCAGCGCCGGCATCCGTCCGTGGCGGCCGTTCCGGATCTGCCGGAACGCGCCGAGTCCGACAAGTCTTCCGTGCGCCTGGAGATTACCGAAGCGCTCCGCGACGTGCGCCGGCGGTTCGGGACGGACGGCCTGGCGGTCTTTCTCCTCTCGCGCGTGATGGAACTTTCGCCGCGGATCATCGGCGAGATCATGGACTACGAGTCGGACAGCACGCTGGCAAGGTCGCTGGGAGAGATTGGGGAAGCGAAGTGAAAGGGCAATCCGTAAAAAACGGACAAAGCCTCATGATCGAGCGCGTCGCTGTTGAGCAACTTCGTCCAGCGCCATACAATCCTCGCAAGATCAGCGACGACGCCATGGCGCGGTTGGAAAAGAGCATCCAAGAATGGGGTTTGGTCGATCCGCTTATCTGGAACAAGCGCACTGGAAATCTGGTCGGCGGGCATCAGCGGTTGAAAGTCTTGAAGAAACGCGGCGAAACGGCGGTCGATTGCGTCGTCGTTGATCTTCCGCCCTCGCGCGAGAAAGCCCTCAACGTCGCGCTGAACAACCAGAAGATGGCGGGCGAGTATGATTTCCCGCTCCTCGCGGATCTTCTCCAGGAAATCGACACCGGCGAGTTCGACATCGGTGCGTTGACGGGATTCAGCGAATCCGATCTCGAAGAGATCGCCGCTTGGACGCCGGACGGCGAGCGGGAGGAAACCGAGCCTGTGCCGGAGCCGCCGGAGGAGGCGGTCTCGAAGCTGGGCGACGTCTGGGAACTGGGCAAGCATCGGCTGATGTGCGCGGATGCGACCAATGGCGATGATGTCTCGCGGCTTCTCGATGGAGACGTGCCGTTTCTGTGCGTCACCGATCCCCCATATGGCGTAGACTACGATCCGGCATGGCGTGTTCGTGCGGCGGAAGCCGGGTATTTCCACTGCGCCGCGCGCCGCGTAGGCGAAGTCCGAAACGACGATCGTGCGGATTGGTCCGCTGCGTGGAAGCTGTTCCCCGGTGATGTGCTTTATTCGTGGCACCCGCCGGGTGCCACGAGCCTCATCCATGCGAAGGCGATTCAGGATTCCGGTTTCACTTTGCGAATGCAAATCATCTGGGCGAAATCGAATTTCCCGATCGGGCGCGGCGATTACCACGTGCGGCATGAACCGTGCTGGTACGCCGTCCGCGATGGAAAGCCTGCCAAGCGCACCGAAGACCGCACGCAGTCCACGCTCTGGGAAATCAACCTTGATAAGAACGTCGAGGGCGGCCATTCGACGCAGAAGCCTGTCGAATGCATGGCGCGACCGATTCGCAATCACCATGCGCAAGAAGTCTATGATCCGTTCGTAGGGTCGGGCACTACCATCATCGCCGCCGAGAAGCTAGGCCGCCGCTGCTACGCGATCGAGATCGAGCCGCGCTACGTTGACGTGGCGGTCAAACGTTGGCAGAATTTCGCGGGAAAAGAGGCGAAGAATCTGACGAGGCCCGATGTCAAGATCGGATGACAAATCAAAGCCCGGCAAGCCCGGCCGAAAGCCGAAATACAGGCCCGAGCAGGTCGCCGAAGCAATCCGCCAGAGCAACGGCCTTCTCACCGTCGCTGCGAAACGGCTCGGGCTTTCGCTCTCGCGCGTGTCCAGATACACGACTCGAACGAAAGTCTGCGCCCGGGCCGCTGAGTCGGCCATCGAAGGCGTCAAGGATCTCGCGGAAGCGAAACTGTACAACGCGATCAACAATGGCGAGAGCTGGGCGATCTGCTTCTTCCTCAAATGCCGCGCGAAGGACCGTGGCTACATCGAACGTGTGGAGCATGCGGGAGAACTCAGAGGCGGCGAAACAAACGTTACGGTAAATCTGGATGCACACGAGATCGACCGGCGATTCGACCGTCGCCTTGAACTCTATCAGCAAAGAAAAGCTGATTCTGCTTCTGGGAACGGCTCACACTGATCCCGCCTATTTCGCCGAAGAGGTCCTGAAAGACGAGCAAACCGGCGAACTGATCCGACTCGCTCCGCATCACCTCGAATGGTTCGCGCATCTCGACCGCTGCGCCGCAGCTGGAAAATTCTGCGGTATCCTCGCGCCGCCGTCGTCGGGCAAGTCGCAAATCTTCGCGGTCGGCTATCCGCTCTGGCGGCTCGGCCGCGATCCCGCCCTCCGCGTCCGTGCGCTCATGTCGTCCGGGCAGGAGGCCAAGAAGCGCATTCGGCCAGCACGCGAGTACGTCGAAGGAGATCCAGATTTCCGCCGCGTCTTCCCGGGCTGCATCCCGCGCCGGCCCGACAAGTGGACGGACTACGAATTCAACGTGGCGCGTCGGCGCGGGATCAAGGACCCGAGCTATGCTGCCGCCGGGATCGAGCATCCGCCGATCGGGGCGAGGATTGATCTCCTCATCTGCGACGACGTGGTGACCTACGAGAACGTGATCGCCGAACCAGCGATGCGCGAGAAGACCATCGGGCTTTTCTACAACGGCTACGACACGCGCTTGTCGCCCGACTCGTTCGCGCTCTACATCGGCGGCGTCATCCATCAGCGCGACCTCACCAGCGCGCTCATGCAGGATGCGCGGTTCTGGTTCATCAAGCAATCCGTGTCCGCGGACTTCGGCGAACTCGTCCAGGAGGATCTTTCGACCGGCGCGACGAAGCGGCTCCCGCTCTGGGATCGCGCGTGGAATCCGGACTGGCTCCGGAAGAAGCACGCCGCCAATGCCCGGGCCTTCGAGCGCGCCTATCGGCATGTCGGCTACAGCGACGAGGAGCGGACCTTCGCGGCCAAGGCCGTGCGCGAATCCATCCAGATCGGCGGCGCCCAGGCCGGCCCCCATGCGCCGCGCATCATGGGCGTGGACCTCGCCGGCAAGTCGCGCGCGGGAAACGTGATCGCGCTCGTCGCGGACGCGCGGCCGCGCCGGATCGTGGAAGAGATTCACGCCGGCGCCTGGTCGAGCGACGAAACGGCGCGGCGGATCGCCTCGCTCTATGAGCGCGCGCGGCCGGCCGCGATCGTCGTCGAGAACAACGCCTATCAGCAGGCGCTCATCGACTGGATGCGCGTGGTCTGCGCGCAGCCGCTTCCCATCGTCCCTTTCACGACGGGGAAGCAGAAGGCGGACGAACTCCTCGGGCTGCCCGGGCTCGCTGCGGAATTCGCCAACGGCATGTGGTCGATCCCGTTCGATTCCGGCCACGTCGTCGGCATGGGCTGTCCATGCGGGAAATGCCTTCTCGTGCGCGAGCTAGAGGAGCATCCGTTCGGATCGAGCGACGCGGTGATGTCGATCTGGTTCGCGCGGCATGGCATCATTTCGGGGCTTGGCTCGCCGACCGAGATGGAATTCAGCGAGGCGCCCCGGATCGGGAGAGGCCGCGACATGAGACGGATGGGGCAATCGAGGCTTGCGAGGTTGCGCAACCGTGACGAATAAGTAATCAGGAATGGGAATCATCCGTTCGATCCGCCGCTTCCTCGCCAAGCTCGTCGGCTCCAGGATCAAGGAAGACATCCTCAGCGATTTCGATTCCGACGACGAGCCCTCCCACCATCTGTACCGCCAGCTGGGCGTCGGCCGAGGATTCCGGGCGGCGGCGCGCGATCTCCGGCCCGTCCTCCAGGACGAGCAAAACAGGCAAGCCTACAAGTTCTACATCGAGAACCCGTTCATCCGCCGCCTCGCGCGCATGACGGCGGAATTCATCGTCGGAAACGGCATCAGCGTGAAGAGCGGCAATCCTGCGGTGCAGGAGGAGCTCGATGCCTGGTGGAACGATCCCGTCAACGACTGGGAGCGGCGGCATTTCACCCTCGCCGTGGAATATCCGCTCTACGGCGAGGCGGTGCTCGAGCGCGTGGCGAACGTCTTCACGGGCCGGCACCGATACAACTGGCTCGATCCGCTGTTCATCGCCCAGGTCCATCCGCACCCGAAATTTCCGGGCGTGCCCGCGGCCATCGACTTCTGGAATGCGGGCGCCGGCGGCGGCCGGGTGGTGACGGCGGCGATCTTGAACGGCGTGCCCGAGGCGGCCATGCTTGGGGATGCGCGCAAAGACGACGAATCTCCCAAGGTCTTTTATTTCCGCACGAACCAGCTTTCGGGCGCGCTGCGCGGGCACTCGAATTACTACCCGCTCTTCGAGTGGGCGGACGTGCTCGACAACGCCGCCTTCACGATGGGCGAGCGCATGGTGATCCTCCTCACCTACGTCTGGCACTTGAAGGCCAAGAATCTCGATCCCGAGACGAAGAAGAACTACCGGAAGAAGCTCGAAGAGGCCAACCCAGGAGCCGCGCTAATCAGCGACACCGAGACCACGCTCGAGGCCATAGCGCCGGACCTCAAGAGCGCGGACTTCACGGAAGGCGCGCGGTTCCTCCGGAATCTCATCGCGGGCTCGGCGGGAATCCCCGAGCACTGGCTGGGCGAGGGCGGAGACGTGAACCGGGCCACGGCGGTGGCCATGAATCTGCCGACGATCCGCAGCTTCGTCCAGCAGCAGCGCGAGTACGTCGCCGTGATCCGTTCCCTGGCCAGGGCGAATCTTGAAAGCGTGGCCCGCATGGGCCGGATCCCCGCAAGCGAGATCGACGACTTCACGGTCCAGGTCGATCCCATGAATCCCGCGGATTCCTCGACGGTCGCCAACGCTCTGGGGACGCTCGTGGGCGCGCTGACTTCGGCGAAGCTCGAGGGCTGGGTGACGGACCGGGAAGCGGCGCAAGCCGTCCGCAATATCCTGGGCGGAATCGTGGAACTCGACGAAGAAGCGCCGCCCCCTGGAGATCTCAAGAGGGCGGAATTGCCTCCGGCCACTCAGGCCGCGGTCGAACGCATCCGCCGCGCCATGGACGGGGAGGAGGAGCCGGCCCATGATCCAGGCAACGGCGCCGTACGCGCTCCTTAGGGCTGTCGAGGCGGGCGAGATCACGCCGAAGGAATTCGAGCGCCGCGCCTTGCGGACGTCCCGCGCCATCGACCGCATCGAGCAGCAGGCGCTCCGCGACGTGAAAGACGCCCTGCGCGATCTGGACCGGGAGATTCGATCGGAAGTCGGGCGATTCGCGGACAGCCGAGGGCTCGGCCGCTCCAACATCAACCGAATCATCGACGCCGGCGTCGACCGTTTCCGGGACCGGCGCCGCTCCATCATGCAGCGCGCGACTCAGGCGGCCGTGGACGAAGCGCAGAAATTCCGCGAGGACATCGCCCGCATCGCCGGGCAGCCGGCGCCGGGAGCGGCGGTCACGGGCAAGCTCGCCGAGGATCTCATCGAGGTCCAGAGCGAGACGAATGCGGCCTTCGCGGAGGATCTGCGGGCGAGGATCAAGAGCGAGATCGCGTCGGGCGTGGCGCGCGGGATGACGCCGAGGCAGATCGCCGCCGATCTCGTGGCGAAGCGGATCATGACGCCGCAGCGGATCGCGGACGATCCCGCGGCGCATGGCGCGCTCGCGCGCGCGGAGCGGCTGACGAGGCTGGAAATACGGCAGGTGTTCAACGCCGCCAATTTCGCCCAGTCGCGCGCGGAACAGAGAACGAGACCCGGAATCCGGAAGACCTGGATCACCCAGGGCGACAAGGACGTGAGGGCGACGCATCAAGCGGCCGGGAACCGTTATCGCGTGGGAGGAAATCCGGGGCCGATCCCGCTCCGGAACAGATTCGAGGTCGGGAAGGCCAGGCTCCGGTTCCCCGCGGATCCATCCGGCCCGGATGAGGAGATCATGGGCTGCCGCTGTTTCGTCGTCGAGATCACGCCCGACGTGGGAGAAGAAATCGGAGAACCGCTCGCGGCAAAGCCCGCCGTCGATTGACGGCGAGGAGTCGTGACGATTAGATAGGCGAGGGCCGAAGCGTGAAGAAAAAGCCGAAAGCCGGGACCGGACGCGCGACCGAACAGGCGTTCCCCGGCGGATTCGAAGGCTGAGTCAAGGTCATGAAACGCCGGAAGGGCGTTACGGACCCGCGCGCGCTCTGCGCCTTCATCGGCCGCCGCGCGGGGAAAATACCGGGCAGCGTCCAAGAGCAGGAATTGCTTACGGATGCTCCGCAATTCAAGCAGTTCGATTCCGAATGGTGCCTGGTCAATCCCGACGGATCGAAAGGCACCTGCTACAAAACGCGCGAAGAAGCCGAGGCCGCCGCGCGCGAGATCGCGCTTGCGGAGCAGGCGCCGGCCGGCGAGCCCGAAGGCGAGTTCATGATCTGGACCTCGCCCGATCCCGTGGACGGGCACACGCATGAAGTCGTCGAGCTATCCGAGGAAGGCTCGGGCAAGACGAGCGAGGCGAGCGGCGAGAAGTCGCCGCCCCACGCGCACGCAATCTCCGACTGGGAAGTCCAGCCGTTCGAGGCCCCGGACGGATCGTACAAGAGCGAGCACCCGGGATCGCTGCCGACGAACGCCGAGGAGATGATGCACGGCAAGTGCGAATGTCCTCCGGGACAGAAGTGCGATGCCTACGGCAAGTGCATCGCGGCCGAAACGAAACGGCGCGCGAAGGAAGGCGCCCAGCTTCTGCCGTTCTCCAGACGTCCATTCGAAGGGCGATTCCGAGAGAGCGGACCCAAAGACGCGGAAGGCCGTGTCTGGGAAGTCGTGCTCATCGAAGAGGGGATGTCCAAGAATGGACGGCTCTACTCGCGCGAAGTCCTGAAAGACGCCTTCGAGCGGAAGATTTTCGAGGGCGTTCCCGCGTTCGGATTCGTCTATCGGACGCCCGACGGGCTCATCCTCGATCACGCGCCCGACGGCGTGACGACTTCCGATTTCGCCAAGGACGTCGCCGGGTTCCACAAGAACATCCGATTCGAGGAAACCGACGGCGGCAAGATGGCGCTCGTGGGGGAATTCCATTTCCTGGACGACGTGCTGAGAACGAAGGCGCTCGAAGCCTGGAAGGCCGGGAACAAGAATCTCTTCGGGTTCTCGATCGACGCCGTCGGCGAGGGCCAGCCGCTCACGAAAGAAACGGTCGAGATCAAATACATCGTCCGCGCGGCCTCCGATGACCTGGTGTCTCATCCGGCTGCGGGCGGGCGTTTCGTCCGAATGGTGGCCTCGCTCGCCAAGGGCGGCCAGCTTTTGAGAGAGGACAAGACGATGGACAAGCGCAAGCTCCTGCTCCAGCTCATCATGGAGGTCGAGCCCAAGCTGCTCGAAGGCAAGGATCAGGCCAAGATCACGCTCGAAGAGCTCGAGCGCATGATCGCGGGCGAGAAATTCGCCGGCATCCGGAAGGCGTTCGCCGAGCTGTCGGGCGCGGGGCCGGCCACGCCTCCCGCCGCAGCGCCCGCGACGGCGCCCGCGACGGCGCCCGCGACGGCGCCCGCGGCCAAGGAGCTCGAGGTCTCCGCGCTCGTCAACGAGAGCGTGAAAAAGGCCCTGCGCGAGGCCGAGCATCCGCGCATGGTCGAGGCCGCGATCCGCGAGGCCGGGCTCGAGAAGCAGGAGGAGGTCGCCGCGCTCGTGCGCGACCTCGCCGCGAAGGCGCCGGGCGATGCCGCGCATCTGGCCGCATCCGTCAAGCGCGCCCAGAAGCTCCTCGAAAGCGCGGGCTGGACCGATCCCAAGATCGTGGACGTCAAGGTCACCGATGAGGTGCGCGACAAGCACGTCCGAGCCATCGAGGGAGCGGTACGGGGACGCCCGCAAAAGGGCACGCCTCCGTTCCGGTCGCTCCGGCACATGGCGCAGGTCATGTGCGGCGTTCCCGACATCCCCGTCGAGATGATGCTGCCGATCGCCAACGCGTGCATGTCCTCCGTCGTGGCGCGGTACAACGACTGGCGGAACGGGCACGGCACGAACGGCCCTTTGACGGAATCGCTCCGGCGAAGGCTCCATGAGAGCGCCCGCGGCACGATGGGAGCCCGCCTGGGCATGAAGCTGAAGGAAACGATCAACCTCGCGCAGATGCCCGACATCTTCGGCGACGAGATCACGCGCCAGATCATCGCGGATTACGAATTGCCCGCGCTCAACGACTGGCGCGCCATCGCGAGCAAGATCGGATTCGTGAGCGACAGCCGCGTCCAGCGCCGCGAGCGGCTGGGCTACTACCCGGACCTCGCGACGGTCGCGGAAGGCGCGGCGTATGCGGCGATCACGTCGCTCTCGGATCAGGAGGTGACGCTCACCGTCACCAAGCACGGCAATTTCGAGCAGATCACGGAGGAGTCGATCCTGCGGAACGACCTGGGCTGGTTCGCCAAGGTGCCGCGGCGGCTGGCGATGACGGCCATGCAGGACGTGAGGAAGACGGTCTGGGATCTCCTCCTCACGAACGCGGCCTTGACGTTCGACGACGACGTGACCGCGCTCTTCACCGCCGGCCACAACAACCAGGACGCGAACGTCCTCAGCGTCGCCAACCTCTCGATCGGCCGGCAGCGGATGCGGAAGCAGACGACCTTCGGCTCGACGTTCCACGAACTCGGGAGCGCCAACCTCCCCAAATTCCTGATCGTGCCGCCGGAGCTCGAGAACACCGCGAACCAGATCACGACCAGCCAGTGGGAGCCGACCTCGAATCTCTTCCAGGTCGCGAACCTGCACAAGGGCTACGGCGTCATCGTGCTCGATCA